CTAAAAAACGATTTCGTTTAAAAATTTAGCTCTTTGCTTTCCGCTATCAAGCGTCTTGGCATAGCGTTTAAAAGTCATGGACGCGTCTGCGTGTCCCATCGTTGAGCTTACCCACAGTACGTCTTCGTTTTTGCTTAACATAATAGACGCGAAAGTGTGCCTAGTTTGGTAAAAAACCCGATGTTTTAGCCCTACTTTTTTCAGTAGCTCCGTCCATTTTTTGCTAAGCGACTTCGTTTCATAGAGCATTCCGCCTTGCGGGTTTGGTATCACCCACTCGCTGCTTTCGTCGTAAAGCTCCAGCAGCGCGTCTTTTACCACCGGCAGCATCTTTATCGTACGGATCGAGCTTTGCGTTTTAGGCTCTCCGTATATGCCTTGGCGTATAGCCGCGTCGATACGGATAGTTTCGCGATCGAAATCTATCTTATCCCATCTTAGCGCTATTAGCTCGCCCGTTCTCATTCCGGTAAAAAACGCTACTTTAAGCACGTTTGCGAAATGCTTGTCCGCTCCGCTTATAGCTAGCTTTACTTCGTCTAGGCTTAGCGGAGAGATAACGGTTTTTTCGTTTTTGAGCTTTTTTACGCTTTTGAACGGATTTTTTACCATCAAATCCATATTCACCGCCGCGTCTAAAATCTGGCTAAACAAATTTCGCAGATTATTTATTCGCTTGGCCGATAAGCCCATTTTTAAATCGCCTTGCCATTTCGTAAGCGCCAACGCGTCGATCTCGCTTAAACTTTTATCGCCCAACGCGCTTAAAATCTTCTTGTTAACGTCGGCCACGTATGTTTTATACGTCAGCTCTCTTACGTTTCCTCGATACGAACTTAGCCACGTAGCGGCGAACTCGCTTAATTTTATCTCTTTTACTCCCTTTTTTTCGTTTCCGAACTTAGATAAAATTGCGTCGTTTATGATATCCGCCCAGTGTTTTTCAGCCCAGGCAAGGTTATAGTTAGCCGCTTTCTTGCCCGTGCTGAGGCGGTATCTCTTCCCGTCGATACTTCCCTTTACCCACACCGTATTACCGCGCAAATATGCGTGTTTCATATTTTCGTCCTTTTCTAGTAGGACGCCGTCTTGCTTATTTGACGGATACGATTTTACCATCTCGTCTCCTTTAGTTTGCTTAACCCGGCGTACGTGATAAACCACCGCCCGTCCTTTAAAAACATCTCCTTACCCGGCTCTAGCTCGTGATTTAGCACCGCTTTTTTATACACGCCCGCATAGCTTATTTGTAGAATTTCGGCTACCTGCTTTATGCTTAAGGATTGCTTTTTGTCGCGCATTAACTCGAAAAGGATTAAATCCACCTTTTCCGTCAATTCGCCCAGCTGCATTTGTAAAGTTTCTAAACTACACGTCATTTTCAAACTCCTTTAGCTTCTCGCCGCACGTTTTAGAAAAAATCTTGGCCTCTATCTTGCTCTTCATTCCGTCGCCCCAGCCCAGCGCCTCCATTTCGTCCAGCTCTTCTTCGCTAAATATCCCGACCAAAGCTCCGCTATCGCCGTTTCTTAGCCTGGCGTAGATTATCTCGCTTTGCTCTTTGGCGTATCGCTTCAAAGCCTCCTTTACGTAGCAAAAGATCGTCGGTAGAGTTATAACGCCGTTTTTTAGCTTATTTAACTCGAGCGTATCGCAAAGCAAAGCCTTTGCGAAGCTTTGCAAATTTTCGCTAGGCACGAGCGAAACCAGCTCGCCTATCATCTCAAGCTCCAGCGGGGCGAAATTACCGCGCCCGCTTATCGCCGCTATCGTTTTTTTCATCGTTTCTCCTAGTCTAAGAAATAAAATCTAGTCTTGCCCAGATAGCTTCCGTATGCCACCCGTCTACCGTCCACTCGCTCTTTTATGCCGTTCTTGGCCGCGTCTATCACGTCGAACTCGTCGCCCAGCGCCGCCCTTATGCGCTCGTGGTCGGCTTCCGCGTTTGCTTTGCCGCCGCCCGCATTTACGGTTTTTACCGGTTCGAAAACGTCTTGCCAGCCGTTTCTTATCGAACGGTCCAGTATATCGTTTGCGTCATAGCCTTGGGCAATGAAGCTCTCCAGCCGCTTTAGCGTGCGGTTTGCCGCCGTAGGCGTGAGCGGTTTTTTTATTTCGCTTCTCATCGTTACGAAATCCGCCCACATTTCCGGATTAATTTTGCTCGGTAAAACGAGATTTAAAATTTGCACTTTAGTCTCGTTTAATTTTTTGCTTTTAGAGTCGGAAAATTTTTCTAGGTTTTCGTTTTTTGTTTTTGATAGTTCGTCGCAAATAGTTTGATCAAAAATTTTGTCTTTTCTTTTTAAATTTTCTTTTATATTTAAATTTATATTATTAATAGGATGTCGTGTCTGTTTTTGCGGACACGGCGTGTCTGCTGTGGCGGACACGAAATCGTTCGTGTCCGTTTCTGCGGACACGAAACTTATGTCGATTTTGGCATAAATTTTACGTCCCGATCTATTTTTCGGGTTTGAATAAAATATTTTAATATACTCGCCGTTTTCAAGCTCTTTTAGCATATCGATTATTAAACTCTTGCCGCACTTCATAATTTGCATAAAATACTCGTTCGTAGCGTAGCAAAATTCGTCCTCGTTATTTGAAAGCCTCGAAATCCTCATATAAAATATTTTGGCCTTGTCGCTGACGTCGTCGTCCATTTCAAGGCGCGTAGGCATGTATGATATCTTGGCCATAGTAGCCCCCGTTTATTTTTGACGGCGAACCCCTCGTCCGCCGTTTCGCGAAACGCGTAAAAGATAGCCCTAGGCTATCGCCTCGTTTGCGTTAACAATGCCGAAGTTAAATATCTCGCGTTAGTCCGCGCCGCGCGCGGAGCTACCCGTTTTTACGCTTTAGAGCATCCGCTCCGAAAGCTCCTTTTGCTATCGTCGCCAAACGAAATTTAACCCAAAGGAGCTATCGCAATGAACGATAAAGAACTCGTTTTAGAACTAACCAAACTCGCCCTGCTGGATTTCCCTATGAGCGAGCGCAAAAAATAGATCGAGCGAAACGCTGGGGGACAAGGATGAGGACATCCTCGCCGATATCTATCTAAAACGCCCACCCTCAAAACTTAAATGCTTCGTGCGTTCGGACGAAATACCCATCTAGCGCGAAAATTACCGCATGGCGCTCGTACGGGTCCAAAGTCTCCAGCGCCTTTATCGTTTCGCTAAGGATATGGACGGCTTTGATAGGCTTTTGCGCCTGCGCCGTTTCGCCCGTCTTGCAAATTAATTCTTCTTCTTTCATCCCTTCTCCTTTCACGGTTATTCCGTTTTTATCGTTATGTAGCCTAATTCTTTAAGCTTGTCGAACGCCTTTTTAGCCTCCGAATTGGGCGAAAAGTATTTAACGCCTTTTCTAACGTTTAGCAGTCCGAAAACCGCCTGTTCGTTTAGCCCGTTTTGCTCGCTGAAGTTTCTTACGGTGCCGTATTCCAGCACGATTTTCGCCCTATCGGCGCTAAATTTTAAGCTTCCCATTTTCCCGCCTTTTATTATCCTTTATGCTATAATTATAAAACTTTGCGTGAAAGTCTTTAAAGATTTGCTTGAATTATACCAGCAAAAAGTAAGTATGTCAAGATAAAAATCTTATAAAAAGGAGCAAAATATGAAAGAAAGCAGTGAAATACTTGCAAAAATACGATTTTTTGCTGGTGTTAAAACCGACAAGGAATTGAGCGAAAAATTCGATATCAATTACGGGACCTTGGATAGCTGGAAAAATAGAAATAAAATTCCGGCAAAAAGATTATTAGAATTTTCAAAAAAATTAGGAGTAAGTATGGATATTTTGGTGAGCGGCGATATCAAAGGCGGCAACAACGTTATATTTAAAGGCGACGGTAACGTCATAAACCAGCGCCCGAGCGTCGCTCCCGACGAAATCACCTCCGAATTTTTAGAGTTATACGCGCTATACCGCACTCCTAAAATCGAAGCCGAGCTTTTAAATTTGCTCCAAAAACTTAGAAAAATCAAAGAAGCCGACGCATGAACCCGCCCCCTAGCATAGAAGATACGATTTATTTCGTCGCAAACGGCTTATGGCAAATTTTTAAAGACCTGCCGACGTTCTTTTGGGGCATATTGATTTTTTTCTTCGCAGCGGTTTTATTTTTGCGACGGCTAGATAAACGACAAGAGCGACGAAAAGCCGAGCAAGCTATGCAAAACACCGTAGCCGTTATTAGCAAAGGCGTTTTCGACGGAGTGCTTAAAGTAGCCTCTAATCCCGACTTTAAAGAACTTATGAAAGACGCGGGGCGCATTACCGTCGAGATTAAAGAAAACTCCTCCGTGATAGTCTTTGAGGGCAACGGCAATCAGATTAATGCAAAATAAAAAAGATAACGAGCAAAAGTATTAAAAACATGACGATGATTACGAGAATTTATAAAATATCTAACGGGCTTGATATATTTAACGCGCTAATATTATGCTTAATTTCGATAGCGTATACGTTCTACGACTGGATAGGTATTTTGATATGCTTGGGCATAGATATCGCGGCGGCTATATGTCTTAAACTAAATAAAATATTATTTCTTAAACGAAATACGGATTATGCGGACGTACTGGAAGCGAGTTTTATAGTTAGACTTTTTAGGGTCGTCGTCGGTTTTTTTATCGTCGCTTTTATAGCGGCTAAAATCGGTTTAATTTTCGTAGTATTTGGTTTTGGAGCGGAGGAGTATGATTTTAATATGCGCAAGGTAGAGCTAACGGAAATTACCAATCAAGAAGGGAAAACTTTTCGAGGCGTTCAAACGAAATACGGATTTATAGGCGCTCCTAAAGAGTATACGAAAGATTACGTAAGAGTAAAACCGCATTATGCCGATATATTATTCGGCGATAGCGGCGAGAGAACCAGCAGTCGAAGCCCTAGGCTAACTTACTATGAGCAAGATCCGATAAAATCGGTTCTTAGTTGGGCCGCTAAAGTAGATATAGCCGAAGCGCAAAACGCTAAAGACCCGATATCTACGCTTTTTAAAAGCGATAAGGAAAAAGAGATCGAGAAAAAAGAGCTAGAAAAAGACTATGACGAGATAGCTAAAAAATACGGATACGATTTGGGCGCTATCGTAAAGGGCGAGAATATATATTTCGGTAAAACCGCGGAGAACGGTGAGATAAAGACGCTAGACGTTACGCCTAGCTTTAAAAACGAAATTGATGAATTTTGCGCTTTGTTTGACGATGAATACGGCCATAGGTGGGAAAATTTCGGCGAACATATCTCTGCAATCGTCGGCACTATTTACAGCTTAGGCTACGGCATATTATTGTTATTGGCGGTTGTACAGTATATAATTTTCGGACGTCATTCTTGGCAATGGCTTTTTGAATTGGATAAAAAATAAATCCGTTTACGACGAAAAGCTTTAAACGCCGCGCCGCCGCTTCGCCGCTCGCGCCTCATTTAGGATTTTATAACCGCATTCGGTTTTAACGCTTTTTTCTTTGCGCTTAGCGCGAACGTAGTTTTTCGCAGAGGCCTCGAAATTTAAATAGTTTGTCCCGAAGCGCTATAGACGGATTTTATTTCGAGCCGGGTCCTCGACCCCCCCCCCTGCGGCCGAAAATTTTACCCCCGTTCCCCTTACGGCTCTTGCCGGCGAGATTTTCCGCGCGTTTAAATCTCTTGGCCGTAGCTCGAATCAAAATCCCCGAAACGAGTCGGCGCTCTTAACCGAAGCTTAAAAATCGGTCGCCTCTTCAAAAAAATTCGGCTCGTTTTTTATCGTTGTGCCGCATAGCCTTTACGCAACGCCCGTAAATACGCCGTTTGCGCCGTCGCGCCTTAGGGACTCGTACCCGACGGAAGCAAAATCGCCCGAACGAAATCCGACCGCCGACCGTTTAAGACGCTCGCAAATTTCTACGCCGCCGGGCCCGAACCGAGCAAACGCGCCCGCTAAAATATCGAACCGAGCAAACGTCCGCCGCGAACCGACCGCTCGCATCGCAAATCTCGCAAAATTTTTCTAAACCCGTTTTCCCCGCGCGATTTTGAGACGAAAACGACGCGAAACTTCATATTTAAAAGCCCGAAAAGACGACAAAAAGCTTAGATAGGTAAAAAAATCGCGATAAAATGGGGCGGCGCGCGGGTAAGCAAAATCTAAATGGGGCGGGCGCGGGCGGATACGGACGAACCGGCGGCAACAAAACCCGCAAAACGCAACCCGGGCGCAAATCAAACGCTTTCTCGCGGCGGCGAGCTCGGCCATACGGTAAAAAGGGCTCGGCCATACGGTAAAAAGCCGAACTAAACGACGAGATCTCGGACGCGAATCGCAAGGATTGACAATAAGTATCTTTTAGGATACAATATCGCCATGTATCAAATCAAGCAAACCGACGTATTCTCCAAATGGTTATTAAATTTAAAAGACTTAAAAGGCAGATTCGCCGTTATCCGCAGGATAAAAAGACTAAAAGACGGTAATTTCGGCGACCGAAAATCTATAAACAACTCTCTTAGCGAACTCAGGATATTCACGGGCGCGGGTTACAGGGTATTTTATACGGTAAGGGGCAAGGACGTTATTATTTTGCTAGTCGGCGGCGATAAATCCACCCAGCGAGCCGATATAGAAAAGGCAAACGAAATTTTAGAAAGGATAGAACGTGGAGAAGTTGATTATCGAGAATTTTGACGTATCGCGGTATTTAGATAGCCCCGAAGCTATAGCCGAGTATTTGTCTCAGGTATTGCAAGACGGCGACGCGGACGAACTTTTAGAAGCCATGGGCGAGATAGCCAAAGCCAAAGGGATGACGCAAATAGCCAAAGAAACGGGGTTAGGCAGGGAAAGTCTTTATAAAACCTTTCAAAAAGGCTCCAAGCCTAGATTTGAAACGATATTAAAACTACTTAACGTCTTCGGAGTAAAATTACAAGCTACCGCGTAAATAAAATCAAGCAAACAGCGGCTCAAATTTAGCCGCTGTTTGATTTTAAAGGCTAAAGCCGTATCGACCTACCTCTTAAAATCAAAACGCCTTAAAATTAAAATTAGACGGTTTTATTCGCGTTTTTAATTTTTCGCTATTTTTTCTATCGAAAAAACCTTTTTTTTTATCTCTTCGTAGCTTTTAGACTTTTCGTAGAGGCTTAAATAGCCCTCTATCCAAAACGGCACCGGACGCTTTTCGTCGTTAAAGCTTCTAATCGTAGCGGGGTTAAAGCCTATCATATCCGCGAACTGGCTTACGCTTAAGTCTAATTGTTTTAATTTCGCGTTTAATTCTTCTTTTTTCATAGCCCGATTATATCAAAATAATTCAACTTTTATCATTTTATTTTATATTTAATGCAAATTCTTTTAAAATATATTGACAAGTAATTATTTTTGTTGTATTATTACGTAGAAATAAAACAAATTCATTTAAAAGGATTAAAATGCTTTTAGCTTATATTTTTATAACGGCTACCTGCTTCGCGGGCGGACTTCTTACCGGGCTTTTGGCGCGCGGCGCCGTATTAGACGATTTAGCGAAGTCTATTAAATTTTAAAACGCGCTATAACGCGCCGCAAGACTAGACGCGCATCTCGTTTAGCGGTTTTAGGCAAACGCTCCGAGCCGGGATTAAATCCTGGCTCTTCCCATCTCCTCTTTGCTTTCGGCTACTTTTTTAAGGGTATCGGCTTTTATTTTAGAAATTTCGGCTTTAGTTTTTTCCAGCTCTAGCTTCATAGCTTCTAGCTGCAAGGTCTGCGCTTCGTTATTTTGCGGCGCGCCGGCTTCTTCGTTCGCTTTATTCATTAACATTTCCCTTACTTTGGAGGCTACCGGACTATCGCTGTCGTCTAGCATTAGCGGGATTAAATTTTTAGTCATGCTAGGATCTATCGGCGTGATAGTTTTTATTATCTCCGCCCAGTGTTTTAGTATATCTTCGCGTTTCGTTTTTACGTGCGGCGTCGTATTTAAGCTTATATCGTAAGCTCCGACCGATATTTTATTACGAACTAAAATTTTACCCTCGCTTACCGTCGGGGCGCCGTTTTCGTCTCTGACTACTTCGTTTATAGTGAAGTATCTTTCGGCGTTATCGCCTTCTACTATCCTAAAGACCTGTTCGGCGTCGAAATAATGCGCAACTAGCTCTACGGCTTTGGATAGCGCGGCCTTATCTATCATCTCGCTAGCTATTAAAAAGCTTTGTAGGCTGACCGTTCCGGCGTTGTTTCTTTGCTCTATGGCCGAACCGCTAAGACGGCTCACCGCAAAGCCCAGCGTCTCGTCGTTTAGCCCGCTTAGACGTTGGGCCGTCATTCTGGTTTCGGCTATTTTCGCGCTTAGATTAGCTATTTGAGGTTGGTTGCTTACGATTTCTATTTTTTTAGAGCTTAGAGCGTTATCTCTTACTCTTACCACGGCGTTATCTAAATTAGCCTCTTTAGCAAACGTCTCCGCGTCGTCTACCGCTCCGCTTTCGTAAAAGATTTTGGTCGAGCCTATCATATTGGCCATTCTGTTTTCGGCGAAGTTTATAAAGTCGATTTGCGGCTTTAAATTTCTAAAAAATCCGTACCAGTTGTTTTCGTCGTCGATCGCGTATTTTTGAATCGCAAAGGGATGATTCCCGCTTTTAAACGGTCTTTTTTCGTATCTTAAAAGCGCGTAAGGCTCGCCTAAAATATATCTATCCCACTCGAATTTATCGTTTCTAAATTCTTTTACCCATATCTCTTTTATCGCCGTTCGCTTGCGCCAGCCGTTTATTTGCGCTACTCTTAGCTCGGCGGCTTTGTTTCCGAACATTCTTTTAGCGTCGCTAAAGTCCATGCTTACGCTTTTTACGAAGTATTTCGCGTCGGAGGCGTCGGGCTTTACGGAAAACGGGTCTATAAAAAATCCGCTAGGCTCGACGGCGTCTACGGTTATGACTTTTTCCTTCTTGCCTAAAGCGTCGGCGAGCGGCGACTCTTTTATCCATACTTCAAACACTCCCAGCCCTAGCAATAAATTTTGATCGCAGCGCCTTTTTTCGCTAATAAACTCTTTCGTATCGGTTACGGCCTTTAGTATATCGGTTAGCACCGCGGCCGTATCCCTATCGGCCTTTTGGCGTCCTATCACCTCCATATCGGTTCTGGCCATATCTTTATAGCCTTTTATCTTTTCCATTATCATCGCTAGGATATTTTCGTGAATCGGCGGTTGCCCCCTTTCGTTTAAAACGGCTATCACGTCGTCGGGGAGCATTTTGCCGCTATAATACCTTTTGGCCTCTTTAAATTCTTTTATAGCCTTATAATTGCCGTCCCGCGCTTCGTCGATTATCGCTTTTAAATCGTTTACGTTTAGCATTTTATTCCTTTTCTTTTAGTCTTAGCATTATTTCGTCGTGCCGCTTATTTAGCATCCTTAGTTCGTTTTCTCTGCCCCACGGCTTTAAAGCGCCCTTTAAGCCCCCCAGCTCTTTTTTATAGGCCGGGATTAACGCCTTTTTAGCGTTTAACTCTTTAGATACCGAATTAAGCGCGTTATCCAGCCTAGTAAAAAATCCGCTAGTAGCCAGGCCTATATCGTCCGATAATTCGTAAACGCTATTATTTTGCAGGCTTATTTTATATTTGCCTAAATATATCTTTCGGGCTACGACGTCGAATCCGCGATACTCTCCTATTTTCGCGCTCTTATTTTCGCCGAGCCTTTTTAGCGCGTCGTTTATATCCGTTAACGCCTTTTCTCTTTGTTTGGCTTCGTAGCTTTTACCGCCTACGGTAAAGAAATTTTTCTCGTCTTTAGGCAAAATACTATCCGCGTCTTTTCCGATATCGGCTATTAATCCGGGCAAACTCTCTATTTGCCGCGCTAGATATCCCGCTCTATCGTTTACCGCCGCGTTAGCCTTATGCCACCTTATTCTATCGGCGTTTAGTTCGTCTATTTCTCGTCTTAATTCTATTTCTTTTAAGATATCCGGGTTTCCGCTAGCCAGCGCTTTCATCGTAGCGGCGTCTACTACGTCGTCGCTTAAATCCTCGGCGGTTCTTTTCGCGCTTTCGCCTTTTTTTAGTTGATTTATAAATTTTAATTTCGTTTCGATCGTTTGCCAGTTCATCGCGTCTAACATGTTTTCCGTCGCGTAGTCGAATACCTTAACGTTGAAATTTTCTATTTTGCCTAGCAATTCGTTGCCTTGTCTTTCTACGCGCCCGACTCGCTGGATTAAATCCGCCGGCGTCCAAGGCACGTCTAGGTTGTGAAGCGCCGTTATTCTCTTTTGGATATTTACGCCCGTGCCGATTTTCTTCGTCGAGCCGAACACTATCCTTATATCGCCGCTATTAACCTTTTCGAACAATTCTTTTCTCTTTACGTCCGTATCGTAATCGTGGATAAAAGCTATTTCGTCTTCTTTTACGCCCCCTTTTATCAGTTTTTCCCTCATATCTTCGTAAACGCTAAAGCTATCTTCTAAACTTACGCCCTCGTCCGCGTATTCTTCTAGTTTTAAAGCGGCCTCTTCGTCTCCTTTTAAGGCTTTATCTTTTAAAGCCTCGAGCTTGGCCCTCGTTTTTTGGCTAAGTTTAGGCGTGGATAGGTCGCAACATATAAGCTGAGTTCCCTTAACGCCTTGAAATCGACGATATATTTTTATCGCGTTTTTAACGGCCAAATTTACCTTTGAGCCTTCAAAGTCCGGCGCAAGAGGGTCTATAAGCCTCATATCCAAGCTCGCTTTTTTCGCGTCGTTCGTGATGCTTAGCGCGTTATCGTCGCCTTTTTGCGGTTTGCCGCTCTTTTGTTTTAACGCCTCGTACCGCTCGTCCAAAAGCTTCATATACTCGGTTTGATCTTTGCTTCTGCCGGCTAAAACCCTTATCTTTTCAACCGGAGGCGTGAAATTTTTCCCTTCGCTCTCAAGCGCGGCCTTTACGTCGTTTCCGTCGATACTATCGGCAAAATAACCGTACTTTTTAACGAGTTCGGGCAAATTTACGAAACTGGAAAATCTCTCTTTTAGCTCGTATTTTCCCAGCGGCGTGATCTCGAAATTACTCTCTACTTTACCGTAAAGCTTCGCCCATTCGTCGAAATTCGTTATTCCCAGCCTATTAAGCTCGTTTAGCCCCAGATACCTTTGCATCGTATAAAGCTCGGCGATAGTATTTACGATAGGCGTTCCGGTAGCGAAAACTATTTTTTTGCCGTTTTCGTTGAAAATCCTGGTCTTATTAAACATATCGTTGGCTCTTTGGCTGCCTTTGGCGTTGCCTAGTCCCTTAATCCTATTCATTTTCGTATAAAAGCCCAAATTTTTATACATATGCGCTTCGTCTACGAAAAGCGCGTCTACGCCTAAGTCTTCGAAATACGCCTCGTCCTTGTCCATCGCCGAGTTTATCGCTTCTAGCTTAGCGCGGCGATTATCCAGGCTTTGCTGCAATCCTTTTACGTTTATTCGTCCCGTTTCGCCGTCTCTTTTTGCCTGAGTTAAATACGCCTCGAGCTCTTTTATCTCCTCGTTTATAAATCTAGCTTCGGTTTCGGGTTTTATTTTTAACATTCCGAAATTATCGTGGCTTAAGATCACGGCGTCCCAATCTCCCGCAGATATACTAGCTACGGTTTTTTTGCGGCTAGCGGCGTCGAATTCCGTAATAGTTAGCACGTTTGCGTTAGGATAAAGCGTAGCGAACTCCTTGCCCCATTGCTCCACCACGGCCTTAGGCGCTACTATTAGCGGCTTGTTCGCCAGCTTTAGCCTTCTTAGCTCCATCGCCGCGGATATCATAGTATAGGTCTTGCCCGTACCTACCGTATGGTCTAGCAACGTATTATTTTGCGTAATTATCCTGCTTACCGCATTGCTTTGATGAGTTCTTAAATTTATATTTTCGTTTTTGCCCGGTAACGTTAAATAACTTCCGTCGTAGCTTTTTAAAACGTCGGTATTAAATAAATCGTTATATATCTTTCCTACTCGCTTATTTATCTCGTCGTCGTTTAGCACGAACTCTTCAAAAGCCCTTTTTACGTCCCTTATCGCATTTTTTACGGCCAAATTTCCTTTTTCGTCGCGAAGCGTTTGCGTAACGCCGCTCGCGTTTTTAACGCTCTTATCCATATTTAAAAAAGTATTATTCATAGCCGCTTCCCATACGTCGGCCGCGCTTACTTGTTTATATTCGCCGATAACGCCGAAATTAGCGTCCGCCGCGCCGGTACTATAGCCGTCTACCTTCCAGCCGTTCCACTTATCGTAAGTTAGTCCGTCGCCTCCTATATTCTCGCGCATAAATTTTTGATAAACGTCTTTGGGTATCCAGTTCGCTCCGGCGTTTATGCCTATATCTGCGGTCTGTATATCTTGCGGGATTACTTTTTTTATCTCCTCTATGCTATCGCTTAAGCTTCCGTCCTCGTTATTAGCCTCTAAGCGAGCCAGCTTTTGCTTTACGTTTCCGCTTAAAAATTCGTCTTTTTCTACGATATTTTCGTTTTCGTCCAAAAATCCTAGTTTTTTATCCAGTATCTCTTTTTTTACCGTATCCGCGTCTTTGCCTAAAAGCGAACCTATTCGCTCGTAGTCTATTCGGCCGTATTCGTTTAGGCTTATTTTCGTAGCGTCTTCTATGCTAGAGGCCTTAGCGGGCTTGACGTAAGGCGTTAAAACCCGCTTACTAAATATATCCGCCCTATCCGCGCTTTCTACGATTTTGCCGTCTATTTTTTCTCTTTTGTATCCTTTTTCTAGCGCGCTTAAATGGCTATAAGTAGGATCGCCCTCGTAAATTTTAGCTATTTTGGGGTTTGAGATATAACCGAAATCCTTTTTAAAATCGGCGTATCGCCTCCCTAGTTCGCTTCTTAGCTTTCCTAGTTCCCCGTCGCTTAATTCTCCGCTTAATTCTCCGCTTTTTAGTTTAAACAGAGTTTCTCTAAGCCCGTCTACGGCTTTAACTATCTTCTTTGCTTCCTCTAGTCTTTCGGGCAATCGCTTTTGGTAGGCCGAGCTATATTCGACCGTATCTTTACCGAGATTTAAAAGCTCGTATTCCTTTAACTCGTCGGTTTCGTATTCTCCCCGTTTTTTATAAAATTTGCCGTTATGCTCGAATACGCTGCCTTTCATAGTTCCGTATTTTTCGTAAGCTTTTATCAGTCTTTGCGGTTCGCTTACGATCTCGCCCTTATTTAAGCTAACCCCGCTTATATCCGTTTCGTCCAGCGCTCTTTTCATACGCCCGGCAAGCTCGTATCTATTATCTATCTTTACCGCGACTTCGTCGCCGAAACGCCCGCTTTGTAAAACCGAATCGCCCATTACTAAACGCGGGTTATTAGCGAAAAGTCCGTTGATTTCTATCTCGTTACCGTTTTTGTCGACGGTTTTGGCTAAATTTAAAAATTGTTCGTTCAGCTCCCCTCCGCGTATACCCTTTGCGATCTCTTCGTCGCTTCTTTTTACCAAAAAGAATACGTCCGTTACCGTAGCCGTATCCTTAAAGCCGTTTGAAGGAAGCCTAACCGCGCTTACTATTTTTGAAAGCCTATCTATCTCGCTTCTTAAAAAACCCTCTTTGCTATCTGCTAGGCTATGCGTTACGACTAAAACGTTAAGTCCGTTTTCTTTGGTAAGCTCCAAATTTTTAAGCGCGAAGTAGCTATGCATATTTAGTCCGTTTAGATTTTTGCGGACGTTATCGTATATAGGCGAGGAGCTAAAAGGCGGATTTGATATAACCAAATCGTATTTTTTGATAGGATTAAATTTTTGATATCCCTCGTTTATTATTTGCGCGTTGGGATATAGTTTTCTAGCTATCCTGGCCGTTAAATTATCTATCTCGACGCCGGTTAGATTCGAAGCGTCTTTTAAATTTCTAGGCATTAGCCCGAAAAAATTACCGATACCTACGCTAGGCTCTAAAACCTCTCCGCCCTTAAAACCTAACCTCTCGACTTGATCGTAAATTCGTTCTACTACGTCGTGAGGCGTATAAAAGCTGGAATTAACGCTGCTTTTAGCGCTTTGCAACTCTTCGTCGGAGAGAGTATCCAAAAACGCCTTGGAGCGCATTCCCAGTTTAGGATTATTTTCGTCGAACGCCTGAGACAGTCCGCCCCAGCCGTTATAGCGAGACAATATCTCTTGTTGCTCTTTAGTCGGTATCGCCCCGCTTTTTTCAAGCTCTTTTAGGGTCGTTATAGCTTCGATATTTTCGTTAAGCCTCTCTATCTCTCCGCCGTAACTTCTAGGCGCATCTATATGATAGTCCTTAACCCGCGCCGCCTCGCTAGGCGTTAAGATTTTCGCTTCGTTTAAAGCGGAGCTAAAAGCGTCTTTGCCTTTCGTAGGTTCTTTTAGTTTGGATAAATCTAAATTTTCATCTATTTTTGCCGTAAAATCCTCAAACGGCGATCTTAACCTTTCGTCTTCGGGCTTTACTCGAGCCTGCCGCCCGCCTTCATCCACTCCAGCGTTTTTAGTATCATATCCTGCGTGTATTCGCCTATCCCGCAGTTCATCCCCTCGGGGTAGCCTTCCTCCAGCATCCGCATATGCATCGCCGTCGCTTGAGAGGCTATGCGGATTATCGTTTGCAAGCTCGCTTCGCGCCCCAGCTTCTTGATTAACCCCGCGTATCCCGCCGACATCATCGCGTCCGTCTTGTTTACTAACGACGTCATCACTTGATCGGCCTTCTCTTTGTCCTCGTATCTCCGTATTTCCTCGGCGATAGCTATCGCCACCGCTTTGCCGTCCTCTTTCTTGATTACCATCGTTTGCTCCTTTGGCTAAATTTTCTTCCGACATTATATCGTTATCCGCCTTTGCGAAAAACTCTTTTATCTCTTTCCCGTTCATTTTTTGATTTACGACGCCGCCCCAAAGCGTATAATTATCCTTATCTTTTAACTCTTCAAGACTAAAATTATTATGATTTTTATCGGTTATATGATACTCTTCGCCGTCTTTTTCGATAATCTGTTTAGCGTAATTTTCGTTCGGGACCGATTCGTCGTCCCATGCGCGTATATCGTCTAAAATCTCTTTATCGATTAAATTCTCGTTTTGTGGTATAATGCCGTTATGAGCGGTCGGTTCAGGTGTCTTTGAACCGCTAAGCGAAGCGTAAGCAGAAAGAGTCTCGTTTCGGCCGCCTAGATTCTTCTTTTCGTAAGCCGTTATTACCCATTTATTATCGCCCTCGCCGAACCACCCTTTAGATAGCCCGACCGCGTATGTTTTTCCGTTTTGTTCGCGAAATATAGTCAAAACCCCGTCTTTGTCGGCAATGCGCCCCTCTTTAACTATCTTTTCAAGCCCGCTGGCTACTCCTCCGAACTCTTTAAAATCGCCCTCGCGCTTTGATAAAATTTTATTTAGCCCGATTTGCTCGTTTCCCCAAACCAGATCGATATCGCCCAATTCTTTTCTATAAAACGCCCCGGCTACTTGTCCCCTCTTTTCGGCGAGTAGTTTATTTACCGCTCCTACGCCGTCGTGATAAAACTCGGCGTAATTAGTCCCGAACTCTTTTATCGGCGCGATATTAAATTCGTTTTCTATCCCTTTTCTAGCCTTTGATATTTCGGCAAAAACGTCCCCGGCAATAGTCTTGATATCCGCTTCCGTCCAAACCCTAGGCTTTAGCGCGTATAGTAGGCTCTTACCGATTTCTCTTTGTCCGTAATACTCTTTTGCCGCTTCTCTTAACGCCTCTTCTAACGCCTTGCCCGCGCCCGCTTTATCTCCGTTTTTTAAAAGCTCTAAAGGTCTTAAAAAATTATCGGCTATTTGCAATTCTTTAGACGGTCGTCGCCCGCTTGCTCGGCTTGCATTATCGCCGATATCGGAAATGCTATTTCGTAGTCCGTCGTCTTTCTCGTTGACTAAATTTCCTTTTTGGGGTATAATAAGCTCATCTTGGTAGCCCAAGCCTCGATTTTCGAGTTCGCTACCTGACCGGGCGAAAGTTTGGATAATACCGGTATTTCCCGATTTCTCTTTGCTCACTTTTGCAAGCCTTCTTAAATCCTTATCCTTTACTTTAGTAGCATGCCTTACTTCGCCGCTTTGCTTATCTATCGCAAGTTTGCCGATTTTACGGTTCTCAAGCCTATTGACGATCAAAGCGTAATCAAGCTTATTATTCGTAAAAAAATGCGTAGGATTTTCTTTTATCTCTTTAATTAATCTAAAAACGTCGGAGGGTTTATCGAAAATTTCGGGGTGTTTGCCCGCTAAGTATTCAAGATCGGCGCTTATTTCGTCAGTCGTTATTTTAGATAAATCCCTAGCGTTGGGAGCTAGATCGGTTTTTACGACGTAGTCGGTCTTTGCCGCCCCTCCGTCCGTCATCGTCCAACCCTCGCCGCCTATATCGTCTTTAGCCTTGACCTCGCTAGCGACTCGCTCGTATGCCAGAACGTCCGCGTTAGGCATATCTATCGCTCTATATTCCATCAACCCTTGATATAAATTAGGATTAGTTTTAGCTAGATTTTCGCCGAATTTTACGCTCGTATCCATCTTTTTAGACAGATATTCAAACTCTTTTACGCTAGTATTTACCGCATCGGCTACTCTTTCGTCTATGCCGCTATTTTTTAAATTTTGCTTTACGCTTTTTAGGCTTTCGCCCAGCTTTAAAGCCTTTAAAGCCTCTTGCAGGTGATATTCTAGCGCCGCGTCGTCGCCCAGTTTTCCGATATATTTAAACGCTTTTTGCTTTAGGACGTTTATCCATAACGCCTTAGCCGCGCCCTCTGCCGTAGTCGCTATCCCCGCGCGCGGCCTTATAGCCTTTGAAGCGCTTTCGTCAAGCTTAACTAAAACCGCCGCTACGTTTCTTCTAGCCGTCGCCATATCCGTCATCGCGTCTTTTATCTGAGCGGCTTTTGGGCTTTTTATAGGCAGTTTTCTTAAAATTTCCTCCAACCCTACGCCGTCGAATACCGGGGTTTTTACCTCGCCTTTACCCACTTCCCAAATTTGCGATTTAAAAGCCGAGTTTAAAAGCCTGCTTTCAAATCTCTCTAGCTCTTCTTTATTTAGCTCTTTCGTAAGTCCGTTATATAAATCCCCCTGAGACCCGACGGCTTTTAAAACCAGATCGAGCGCCTCGTATTCGTCGATATTTTCGTCTAACATATTCTTAAAAATTTTATTATCTTCTATATGCTTCATCCGACTATATTTTTTTAATTCGTTTAAATAAAGCTCTTTTAGGGTTTTATCGTCGTCCAGCAGCCTAAGCAAAGCGTCGTCTATTATCTTACCTACGTTTGAAGTATCTACCTTGGTAAAGTAGCCGTTTTCTTTCGAGTAAATCTGAGTAGCCCGCCTATTAAAGGCGGTTTTGATATTCCTAAGCTCTTCAAACGTAAAATCTTTGTTTTTAAGGCCGTCCAGCGTTTCGTAAAGTTTTTCGTTCGCGGCGGAGCTATAAAATACGTCCGTATTTTTCTCCATTTCTTTTTTTGCCGCGTCTATCGCGTCGCTATTTAGCATCGTCTTTTTATCGCCTAGCCTTGCGGCTATATCGTCTTCAGCCGCGCCGAAATCATCTTTTACGCGCGCGAAATACTCCTTTAAGGTCCCCGACAGTTCGCCTTTTATCGGCTCGCCGTCGCTCGGTAAAATTTGCCTTAACGCTTCTACGTCCGATTTTGCTAAAGCGGCTAAGTTTTCCGCGCTTTTACCCGTCTTATCGGTTCGTACGGCGTTTAGTATCCTATCGACCGACCCCGTATCGCTTAATCCTAAATCTAAAATTTTCTTTTGCTTTACGCTCATCCCCTCGGCGTTATTTATAAACTCGCTCACGGCATCCAGACGAAGCTTGTCCGCGGTCTTTGCCAGATGCTCTTTTACGAATTTTATAGGTTTATCCGCGATCGCGGCCAAATCGGTTAAATTATCGTTATCTACGCTATATCCGCCCACTCTCTCGCCCCTTTGCAGCATTTCTTCCGCTGCTGAACCCGAGTTTGCTTTTATAGCGTTTAATCCGCCCTCGACGTTTGCCGTCGGTATACCCTTTAAGGTATTTTTGGCCAAATTTACCAAAGGCATTTTATCCGCTATATAATCGGCCGTTTTTAGCGTAGCTTTCGTCGCGTTTAAAGCAGGACGGTAAGCGGCTTGAGCCCCCTTTACGACTCCGCCTATTACCGCGGCGGCGGCTAAATCGTCCGCGCTAGCCTGCAAACCGCGTTTTATCATATCGGCCGTATCTACCTCTCGTCCCAGCGCCTCGCTTCTAGCCGCCCGGTCCCTCATCGCTCCGGCTCCCGCGCCTATCGCGCTATAGCCTACCTTTGCCGCTAATCCTCCGGGTAAAAATCCGGCGCCTATACTTCCTAAAATCTCGCCCTTATTCGCGGCTATTTGATTCGTAAAGCTAGGCGTAACGTCTAGCGTCTTTATCTCGCCGTTTTCCGCGGTTTTACCGAAATATATATTCTCGCCCTTTACGATAGCGCCCAAATCGTATCCGTATTTTTTAGCTATCTCGTCGTAGTCGCTTTGGAGTTTTTTTCTTTCGGCCGCTTTTTCGTCGTCGCTTTGCAAAAGCGTCGATATTAGCCCGTTAGTATTTTGCGCCTTTGCGATATCTACTTTGGCTTTATCGTCCTTGCCGACTCCCGTACCGTAATCTCCGAAAATGCTATCTTCGTATACCGCTTTTGCGGTTTTTTTAGCGCCTTTTACGAAGCCCTCGACCGCATCGTAAGCGTCTTGAAAAAAGGATTTTTCGCTCGCCGTTTCGTTCGCGATAGGCGCTTGCGGTATAGGCAGGCCGTCAGCCCCTAAGTTTTGAACCTGCGGCTCGCTCGCTCGCGGGTTTATTTCGTTTATTATCTCGTCGCCCAGCTTCGAAAACGCGTCTTTTTCTTGCGCCGCCGCGTCGCTAGCCTCTATTTGCGGCTTTGCGGGTTTATCCGTAGTAGCTTGATTAGTTAAATTTTCGTCGTAGTTTTGGATATTTAGGCTAGGCTCGTCCGTAACTTTGGGCGTATTTTGCTCTCCTAGCCATTTGTTTTTAGCGTAGTCTCTTATCTCTATATCGCTCATTCCGCCTTTTTTAAGGGCGTCTATTCTCTCTTGCCCTAAAAATTCAAACGCGTTCATCGTCGCCTCCGTTTTTTAAAAGCGACGATATTATATTTTAGGGGTTAATTAAAGGGGCTAATTTTTACCACTCTTCGGTAAGCGGACCGCCGTCTCCGATATACGCTCCGCCGTTTTCGTCCATCATGTTATAAAAGTCGCTTTCGGCGGCCCGATGGCGTATATTCCCCGGCTTCCGGGCATTTTTATTCATTTGGGCCTTTTGCGCAAAATCTTCCGCTATATCGTCGGTTTTCCCCTTTTTATCTTCTATTCCGAAGTCTTTTTTTAGCCTAGAGCTTATCTCGTTCGGGAAACTATCGACGTAATTTTTTAATTGGCTTTCGATCAGTTCGCCCCCTTTATAATTACCTTGAGCCTTAAACATATCCGCCGTTTCTTTTAGCACGGCCAATTGATCTCTTATTCTTGCCGTATTCCCTGCTATAGTCGTGTTAAAAAACGTATTTACCGGCTGAATCGCGTTATAGGCGTCTCTTTTTATGGCGGCGCCTCCGCCTTTAGTAGTCGCTTTTATGCGTTCTGCTATCGCTTCGGCATCGGCGTAAAGGTTTGCCGTTCTATCTGCATTGAGCCCTAAAAACTTTGCCGCGGGCGCGGTTATATTATCCTGGATACCGCTAATCTGGCTTTCGTTTGCGACCAAGTCTTTCGTATAAGGCACGAACATATCTAAAATAGCCCTTGCGTTTTGAATCTTATTTTGTTGCCCGACGGGTAAATTTTTAAGCATCTCGCCCTCGTCGTTTATAGCCGCTACCGCCTTATTTAGCCCGGCGTCCGTTTGCGTTTTTACGTATGCGTCCTTGTAGGCTAGCCGCGTTTGCGCGTCGGCGGTTTTGATATATTCGGGCAACTCGCCGCCTAGCCTTTCAAAGGCCATATCCGTTTCAAACGGATTTATCGCCGAGCCGCGCGGCATATCTTTGCGCGATAGGGCCTCAAAGCTATTTATGGCGTTTCTTTGCTTTTCGTAAGCTCCGTTTCTTAGCCTTATATTTTCGTATTTTTGTTTCGCGTTTAGCTTTTCGTCGCTTAGTATCGCGCCTATAGCGTCTTTATGATTCTTATCCAGCTCTTTTACGTCGTTTAAATTCGCGTACGCGTTTAACCTAAAATTATTTTGTTTAACGTCGTCTTCTAAAACGCTATTTTTTATATTTTGTTCGCGCGCGTTTGCGAAGTAATTACTCGCTATAGCGTCGTCTCTATTTATCGACGCGCGATCTTTGGCGAGTTCGGAGTTAAATTTTATCTCCTTCGTATCGTCGTCGAACGCCGCCTTATTCGCCTTGGCCGTAGCTTCCTTTAGGGCTAAAGGGCGTAAAAGATCGTTTTGCGCGTAAGTTTTGACGGAATCGTCTAGAGCCGCTTGTTTGCTAGCTATCTCGATCGGGTTTATCGCTTCGGCCTTATCGTATTCTTGCTGCGCTCGCTTTAGTTCAAGCTCGCCGGCTTTAGCCTTTATGCCGTTTAGTTTTTGCGCCCATATAAAATCGCTTCCTTTTATCATAGCGTTTCCCGCTTCGGTTAAAGGCGAGGATTGCGGCATAGCAAACGCCGCTATTTGGGGATTAAAGGCCGTTAAATCATTTTTATTCGCCATATTATACGCTCCTTAATTTTTTTACAAAGTTCTATAGCCGTATTTAGTTATATTAGCCGCTATCCCTTAAACATCTTATAGCTAACGTCGCGCATTATTTTTTCGAATTCGGCAAACGTATCGCTAAAGCCTTGCGGCGTTAATCGCTCTATCTTGCTAAGTTTAGAGCTTTGCGCGCTAAAGCCGTCCGCGACCGCGCTCGATAACTCGTTTAACTTTGCGCTTAAACCGTCTATTCGCTCTTGCAGGGCTTGTATTTTTTCTAAAATTTCATTGTTTTTGTCTGCCATTTTAATCCTTTTATGTAATATTTTACTTAAAATTATACATATTCTTCCGTACTCATACGGCCTCCGCCCTATTTCTCCAGCCGTTTGCGTTAATCTTTAGCTTCGGATTTTTCTCGATCAAGGCGTTATAATGCTCTATCTCGGCCCTATCGAATTTTTGGTCGAATCTCTCCTCGTCGTAGCTATTTAGAGCCTTTAGCGTTTTTTCGCCTACTACCGCGTCCGCGGTTACGCCTACTATCTTTTGAGCCGCTTTTATAGCTACTCCTATACCGGCGTTTACGCCGAATATAAAGATTTCGCTTGCTACCCTTTGACTTTTTATATCCTCGCCCCTTATCTTGTTCCAGTATTTAAATTTATAAAAGTTGGCGGTATCTGCTTGCAGGACGATGTCTTTATATAAAACTACCGAAGCCTCTTCCATACTCCCCGCCGCTCTTAGCGTAGGCCTTATTTTTTCCCAACCGATCCAGCCGGGATTTGCCTTTTCGTATATACCCATCCACGTTAAGCCCTCTTCGCCTTCGTTTTTATGCAAGGCGTTTTTAGGGCTATTAAACTCCAGCCTCTTTAAAATTTCGTAAGCCTCTTTAAAATTCGCCATTATTCCCCGCCCTTTCCTATATATTTTTCTATCTTTCTGCCAAGCGCTTTTTCGAATATCGCTATACTTCTTGCTCCCATGTGCGCTGAAATCGATACGCACACGATAGCTAGGTATTCATTCATTTGAACGTATTTACAAAAAAAGTAAGTTACGACACCGATAAATCCGCTCAATACAATATCGCCTATCCATTCGCGAATACTAAAATAAGGTATCTCTCCGCCCCTTACTCTTCTTATAGTTTGAGCCGTTCCGGCCCAAAAGCTAAGAACTATTACATAAGCAAGCGGGGAGTATTTAACTAACTCTTCAAAAAATCTACTCTCCATTTACACAACCTTTTAAAAGCTCCTCGCAAGTTTTATAATATTCCATCAACTCGCGCGCGCTTTGCATATTTTCATAATCGTATTTCGGTTTAACGGGCATCTTATTTATACAGCGTATCGGCACTAGCACGTCTTTATATTCCGTTTTGATAATAACTTGCGGATCTTTGCTAGCGCAGCCCGCTAGCGTTAATACGCAAATAACGGCTAAAGCGGTAGTTCGGAAAAACCGAACGGCTCGTTCTACGTTATTTACTCGCTTCATTTAAAAGCTCCTCGTAAAATTTAAGCTTCTTTTCGCACTTATCGTCTTTAACGGGTACTTCTATTCTTTGAAATTTAACCGCCGTATTTTCTTTTATCGTCGCTTCGTCCGGTTTTTTAGCTTCTAGCGCTTTTATAGCGGCGTTTTGAAAGCTTAGTTTTTCTTTACAGACGCCCAGATCGCTTTTTACTATTCGCCCCGCCGTCCGTTCTAAAACCAGTTCGCTATTTTTTAACTCCAGCTCTTTTTTTAGATCGCTTATTTCGCCGTTTTTAAAGTATATTAAGACTAAAAGAAACGCCGATAAGCCTAAAAATAATAGCTTGTCGCTAGAAAAAAAGGATAGAAATTTAGACATTTTTATTCCCCGTATCTTAGTTTATGCCATGCTCTGCAAGCGTAATAAAAACAGTAAATTTTCCATTTAGCTACGCCTAGATTAGCCATTATATGCCTTAGAGCTTCGTCGGCTAAAGCGTAAAGCTTCGCATCGCATAAATAGTCATGAACTACGACAGCACTTAAATACTCCGGAGAATTAGGCGGAAAGATACTCCAGAAAATTCTAGGTATATTAGCTCCATTGGTCTTATAGCCTTTAGGGACTTCTACCGTTATTCCTTCTACTAATTCGCTTTTAAAGATCGGCATAGTTACGCTATAAGGCTCTACTAACTCGAATCTATCCTTTGAATAAGGCTTTAATATAGGACGCCTTATCTCGCTCATTTATTATCCTTGCCAAAGTCTATCTCTATAACCTCATTAAAGCTTATTGCCTCTAGCTCCTCTTTACTTTCGGCTTTACTTATGGCAGATTCGTACTGCCATTTTAGAGTATGTAGCATTATTCCGCCTAGCTCTATCGCCTTTTCTATCTTTTCAAGGTCGGCTAAATTTATCTCTTTAAAGCTATTATCGAACATCCTAAATACTTTTTGAGGTAAATCTTCGTAATTATTTTTCATAGCCCTTACGTTTAAGAGGTATTTATATCCTCCGTCTACTATTCCGAAACCTCTCAAACTTATAGCCGACTTATCGGTCATCTTTGTAGCCCAGTTTCGCAGTTCGTTTAACTTAGCTGAGCGTAGATATTCAATATCGAGTTTGCGCTCCTTAACGCTTAGTTCGAGAGTTAAAGGGTCTATATGCGTAGCGTTCGTTTGAACGGCTCTACGCCATATCTCGTCGGAGATGCTTACGCTCGGCGTCGGTATATTCTTGTGGATTTCATCGTCGTAGTAACCTAGTATCTCGTTTGTTTTTTCGTCGTAACGTGCGTATTTCATTCTTTCTCCTTTAATAGCCCAAAGCGGCGAAAGTTACGGTTATAGTTTGATTTCTAAAACTTTTGTGTGAGAAGGCTATGAGTCTAGTAGGGTCTATATATGTGTTTTCGGTAGCACCTAAATCAAAAGCAACATAACGACCTAATCCGCTATATGTATATCTAACAAAAATGGGCGTTACCGGAAAAGCTATCGGGTATAAAACGGTTGCATTACCCGAGGAGTCGCAAGTTACGGTTATCGTTCCTTGTTGAAATATCAAACCGTTAAGAGAATTTCTAACTATATTAGGAATCTCTCCGGCATTCGCCTTGCCGTTTAGCGACGTCGTAATGGCGTCTAAAGCTTCTTGGGTAGCTTGAGAGATAGGCTTATCCGAATCCGCGGTGTTGTCGACCTTGCCTAATCCTACGTAAGCTTTGTCTATAACGGGGAAACCCTTTTTCTCCATAAACTTCCCGTCCGCTTCGAGTTTAGAGTAGGCGTCGATCGCGTCTACTTGCTTTAAAAAGGTCTCTTCGGACTCTTCTTTGCTTGCGGCGATTAAAGAGTCTATTTTAATCGATGAATACGTTTTCCTCGCATAAGCCGCCTCGTCGGATATTAATTCTGCCGCTTCTCCCCTTTCTCCTTTTTCTCCCCTTTCTCCTTTTTCTCCCCTTTCTCCTTTTTCTCCTTTTTCTCCGCGAAACCCCCGGGACGTTATGTCGTCGATTTTTGCTTCTACTTCGCTAAATTTCGCGCTTAAGGCCGCATATTTTTCATAATCCGCCCTAAATTTTTCCTTATCGGAGGCAAAAGACCTAAGTTCGTTTTTCAAGTCGTTTTTAAGAGCCGAAATAGTTTTAATCGCTTCTTTTGCTTCCAGCGCATTCGCTCTAGATTCTTCCGCCTTTCGCGCGATCTCTTCGTATCTCTCCAATAAATAATCTATCATCTGCGTAAATTTATCAAATCGCACCGTATCTCCTTTGTCTACTTTTATGCGTTCTTTGAGCTAAAACGCGGTCTAGCCGCTCGCATTCGCATATTTTAAAAAGCCTAACGCCTTCGTTTTTATCCATCGCTCTAAAAAAAGCGTTAAAAGCTTTTACTTCGGCTTTATCGTAAATCCCGACTCGTTTAATCATATATTCGTCGAGATTTTCGATAAAATTTACGTCTACGCTAAACTCGCCGCCTCTATCGTTTAACGGCGCTACGTAAGGTCTTAGATCGCCGATTTTCGGGGCGGATACTAATTGAGCGAAATCGCATTCGCCCTCCCCGGCTACTACTAAAAATTTAACGCCGTTAAACGTATAATAATCTCTTAGTTTCGTATTTAGCGCTAGCTCGTGCGTGCCGCTTCGTATATTCCGCTCGGATAGCAAAATACCGTATGCGCTAAAAAGCTTTAACTCCCCGCTATCGCTAAATTTAACCGCTCTTTTTATTTCCATATACCGCTTAGCACTCCGTTTGCTTCTTTTTGAGCCGCTAGTTGCCTATCGACGCGCTCTTTTTCCATATTAAACATCTTTTTTTGATACTTTTGTTTTTGATACGCGTCGTAAACCGATCCGACGCCGCTTAGTACGGAACCTATATTACCGAGCGCGCCGGCGACGCCGCCGCCAAACATATCTTTAAAACCCCATTCGTTTCCCGAACCGCTACCGCCGGCGACGCTGCCGTTTCGTATCTTTAGCCCTACGTCCAAGCCGGATGCGGCCGGCGGCATAACGCCTTGAGAGTTCGCGCCTAGTCCGCTAACGGCTTCAAAACCGTCGTCGAGACCCAACCCCATCTTCGTATATTTACCGACGTACGGATTTTCTAAACCTACGCTATCGCTCATAACCTATCCTTTTTTATTTAATTTTTTCAAATTTTTAAGCCTAAAAAAAGGGGCTAATCGGCCCATTTCATATTCGGCTCTATAGAGCTAAAAAAGCCGTATCCTCCGGCCAAACTCTCGTCTTGCCTAGACGTTACGTAAGCGTTTATTCCGGCGTATTTTTGCCTATCGGGCTTTACGTAGCTTAAGATATGCGAGTACGGTTCGTTTAAAGTTAGCGGCGCGTAAGCGTAATTGCCGGGAGCCGTAGAATTATATACGTCTCCTCCGGCAAAGTATCTATACGCCTCGGTCGAAGTTATAATATTATAAAATGCCTCGTCGGCTTGTTTTTTATACGCTTGCCATTCGTTAAATTTAGCAAGCCACTCCTCATACATTCGTTTATAGCGCTCGTTCGCATCGGCGATTTGTTTTACGGCCGAGTAAATACTATAAGCTCCGCTTGCTATTTTAGCCCCCGCCGCTATACCCGCCGGCACGTACGCTTCTAATACCGGAGCTAGCGCCTTACCTATAACTCCGCCGGCTACGTAAAAAGTAGCTATAGAGGCGACGGCCGAAATCGCGGCTCGTATTACCTCTAAATTTTTATTTATAACGTTTGAACCCAGTAAAGCGCGCTCTAGCGATCCGATAGCCGCAAGCGTCGCATTCGTTAAGCCGCCTTGATTTACGAGATTGTCCGTATGCGCGACGATAAACGGTAACGCCCACGTTTGTCCGGTAGTTATCGCTCCGTATACGGCCGCTACGATAGCGGCCGTATTTATAAGGGCGCCCAGTCCTTTTTTATAGTCCCGCTTAGCCTGCTTAACGTTGCCGACGCTCAAATTTAAAGTTCCGCTAACCGTATGCTCTATGGCGCCGGCGGCGTATTTTCCTATATTTTTAGCGAGCGACCCGGTTTGCGAAATTATTCTGCCGACTTTTCCGCCGACTATTCCGCCGACGGCTTGCAGCGGAGCGCCTATAATCTGCCCCGCTATTTTAAGAGGAGCACCCGCTATTTTCCCGACCGCTTTTGCGACCTTACCCATAGTAAGCCTTCAATCTCGACAAAAAATCCCTTTTAAATTTATACTCGTCTTTAAAATTCGTAGGCTCTAACATATCTTTAAAACTAAAAACGTCCTTTGAATATATATAAACGTCTCCGTCGCCCAAAAGAGCGAAAATTTGAGTATAAAACCAAAAAGAAAACGATTTTTTACGATAAAACGGATCTATATAAAAGTGCGTGAGGCTTACCCCGCGCTCGCCGTTTATAAAAAAAGCGAACGCTACGATTTGCGCGTTTTCGTCTTTTACGCAGTATCCCGCGCCGCGTTTTAGATGCCTTAGCATCTCTCTTTTTACGTTTTTAGCCTTAGTGGCCTTAAAAACGATACCGGCGCATACGTCTATATCGCGCTTCTTAATCGGCTCGATTAACGGCGAAACTTGCATAAATATTTCCGAATCCGCTTGCCGAAAACAGCCATCTGCCGCCCCTATCTTCGTCCAAAAACAAGCCCAATTCCGCAAGCGCGCTAATATCCAAGCTATGCCCGATTCGCTCCTTATACCCCAGCGTCTTTATATCGCCGAAAATCGTCTTTATCGCTACGGCTTCGCATTCGTTGGCTTTAGTCGGCGTAGCGTGCGCTTTTACGCCGTATATATTTAAATTTTTAGCCCATTTGAGCGATCTCAAATACCCTTCTTTGCTTACCGAGAGCGGACTAGAGTCTTTTAAATTAGCCGTTACGTTCGCGCCCGATATCTCTTTTTTAAAGCCGTTTTTGCTAAGGATAAAGCATGCGTACGCCTCGCATAAGGGCATATCTATCTTTAGCTCGCTAAATATTTTTTTCGTATCCGGATTTATAAAATTCGCGCCCAGTATCGCTACGCTATCAAAATCCGCGTTCAACAGCGTTTGAGCCTTTTTAATCGCGCTTGCGCCGCTACCGCACAAATTCGCGTCTATCTCGAGTAAAGAAAAGTCGTATTTAAATTCTCTAGCGAAACAAGACGCTATATAGCCGACGTTAGACTTTACGGTCGGTAAAGTTTTATCCTCGCTATATCCTAAGCTAGGACTAGCTACGTATATAAACGCCGCCTTCCCGAACGGTTTAACGCTCTTAATTCTTTCTCTTATCGCCTCTCTTAGCGCCTCGTGCGGATACCGTCCGTCCGATTCTAAATTTAAACGAAAATCGCCGTTTTCGTCTTTATTCTCGCCTATCTCGTAAAAATACGAGCGTATTCCGATTTTAGCCATTTGCCGATTCCTTTAAACGATCGTATAAGTCTATAAATTTTACCTTATCGTATTCTATACCGCTTACCCACTCGTCGCTAAACGCGCCCGGATAAAGTTTATCTAGCTCCAGCCAAAACATAAGCCACGAAAAACTATCGATGCCGGCTTTTAAAAGCGCGTCGTTTTCGCCTACCTCGTCGCCGCGTTCGCCTTTTACGATTTTATTAACGTTTCGCATAAATTTATCAATCGACATATAAGCTCTCCTTTTGAGTATATTTTTCGGAGCCGACCGAGATTTCGCACGTTATTTCCGTTTTTCCGCCGGCGCTAAATACGTGCCTTACTTTTTGCGTCGCATAGGTTTGCCCCTCGATCGTCCACGCAAAAATTACCCTACTTAAATCTATGCCCGCCGCTAGACAATAAAGACTGGTCGGTTCGCCCTTTTTAATATCGCGTTTAGTTATAATTCTAAACACCGGCTTTGCGTCGGCGCTTTTGTCTAGTTCGTTAAAATCGACGCTTATAGGCTCGAATCTCGGTACGTCGATTTCCTTTGCTGTTAGTTCTTTCATTCCTATATCCAGAAGATTCTTTTTTACCGTTTCGTGTAGTTTTTCGTTTATAATATTAAAGTCTTTATCGTCGCTTAATACTTTTAAATAGTTGTTTAAGTGTTCTCCGCGCTTGATTACGGCGTTATCGTTGGCCGATTTTATTAAAACGTCCCTTTTTTCGTTTTCGGCCACGTTTGCTATATATACGCCCAAAAGCTGCGCCTCTTTTATTCTTACGCCCGCTTGCAAATCCGCCTTTCGCAGCGCTTCGTTTCGGCTTTGCATCTTCGTAAGAGCCAGACTCGCCAACCCCACTTCTTGATCTATTCTAGTCTTTAGCACGCCCTCTTCTACCTGCGAAACCTGAGCTTCGCGCTGCTCTTTTTCGCTTATCTCCTGCTCATAGGCGACGCCTAGCCTTAAAGCCGCATCGCAAGCCCCGCCGATTAACGCCGTTAAGGTCTTACTTTTAAAATCGGCGTAAGCGACGGCTTTTTCCTGTTCGGTTACGGCGAATTTTTTTAATCCGCTCGTGAAGCTCGCTTCGCTTTGCTTGAAAATTTCGCTGTTTACGAAAAGTTTTTCGATCTGCTTAAATCTAGCGCTAAATACCTCTATTTCGCCCATTTTTATACCTTTACGTATTTAGTTCTTATATCTTTGCTCTCGCTTAACGCGCAATTAATCTGCCTAACTTTGCTTAGCTCCATCTCGAAAAGTTTTCTATAGTGCGCCGATAGATTTATACTATCGCCTCGCATCTGTTTTTGGATAGCCAAGTGCATAACGTAATAAATCACGCACTCGGTCATAAACTCTTTGATATAAAGCTCGTCGTTTAGGTCGTTTACGCGCTTAAACGCGTTATAAATCAACTCGAACGTCCCGCTATTTTCGCTCACCCTTACGCCGTCGTCCGCGAAGCACGCCCTAGGCTCGTTACTTTCGATATATCCGCTTAAACTTTTTACGGCTATTTTTTTATTATCTATATAAGCGGCTACGGGTTCTAGCAAATCGTGCGGATACGGATAAAAATTTAAATTTTTTTCAAGCGAAAAGCTAAGCGTTTTTTTAAACATCCTTAGCTCCCCGGCTAGAGCGATGTAAGCCAAATTGATATAATCTATCAGCTCGTTATCGCTCCAAATCTCCGGGTCGTTTTCAACGTCTATTCTTAGCCTCGCTTTAACCGAGGCTAAAATATCGCCTAAATTTACCATCAATACTCTTCTATGTAAGTAGACGGCGTAAAATACACTACGCGAACGGCGACCTTGCCCTTCGTAACGTTTCCGGTAACGCCTAGCGTGATCAATTCGCCTTTTTGAGCCGTAAAAACCTTATCGCTAGCGGCGTTTCCTTTGGCCGTCGGCGCGTGAGACGCGATAAATAAGGCGTCGTTGCTTTCGACTCCTAATTTTAAAGCCGTCGCGTCGCTAGGCTCTATAACTTCTAAATTCGCCTGCACTAGCGTTACGCCCGCCGGTAAAAACCCGACTTGGATTTTTTTCTCGCCTTTTTTAAGCTCCACTACCGTATTTATTAACCTAGACTGGTTATTTACTCTTTGCGTATTCATTTTTTACTCCTTGCTTGAAATAATGCCTATAACGCCGAAATCTTGTCCGTTGTAGGCGCTTTGCGAATTTTTCTTATGGGAATTAAACACCGCTTTGGCGATGCCTATAACCTTATCGATTCCCACCTGCGTTTTTCTGCCTAAATCCTGCGCCTCGTCGATGTAAATTTTCGGCGTATCGTTCATTACGTTACATATAGCGCTTGCGCCGAGCAACGCCCCTATACTCGTTTCTCTATCGCTTTTGCCGCTGTAGTCTCCTAGCGTCATAGCTTCGGCGTTACTGACGAAGGCGCTAAATTTATCTTGCGAGAAGTGGGACGTAGGAAGCCCGACGTTGCATTCGTTCCAGTTGCCCATATCTACGACGGCGCAATTATCTATCGTTCCTACAATGCCGGTGAAGATATTATTGTTTTTACCGCGCTCTCCGGCTTGTTTTTGCATCTCGCCCCACTCCGGGTCGTTTTTAAGCTGCTCGGCTTGGTAACTATCTACGAAGAGTACGTAGGTTTCGTGGATGAAGGTAATTCCTTTTTCGGTTTTCATTTCAACCCTTAAAGGCGATATCGCGAACGTACTTTCGCCGTTATAGCGGTAGCCGTTTTTAGCCATGCTAACTAAGCGCCTAACCGCTTTTACGTTTAGCGTATCGCCGGCTACGATATTAGCGCATGCGGCCCTTACGTCCGCCGCGCTCGTCGTATCGTAAAATCCGCCGTTTTTGGCTACGACGACGTTCGTAAAATTATTTACCAAGCTAGCAAACGTATGAGCCTGAACCCGGTCTTTCATCCAGTCTTTTAAGCCATCTATACTTTCGGCTACGAAATCGATATTTTTTAACCTAGTATATTGAGCTATCTCGCTTTTAACGGAATTGCCGACAACTTTCGGATAAACCGTATTCGAAAAAACCTCAAACTCGTCCAAATTCGCGTTAAAGTCCGTATTGCCCGTTACGCCGTCTCCGCGCAACTTATCTTTTAAACGAGGAATATAAGGATCTAGCGTATTTGTCGGATAAACCCTTATGGCTCTATTTTTGCCTTTTCCCATAAAAAAATCTAGCTTGCTCTCTTTCCAGTAGCCCGTTTCGATTTTTACCTCCACTTGTTTTTTTACGCTCGGATCGTCGAATATCCGCTCTAAATTTATTCCGTTCCAATTCGGCATTTTTACTCCTTAATACCTTGACGTAGGCAAGTCCGAGTCGTCGTAACCCGTACTTACGCTATCGTTATAGTCGCCTTCTATTTGTTCGGGCAACTCTCCGCCTTTGCTCTCGCCCCTATTCATAAGCTTATAAACTTCGTTAAGCCCGTCTAACCTAGACATCGATTTTATACGCGCCTGATCTCTCGGACTTACGTCGTTTTCCAAATACTCGTAAATAGCTTTTACGTCCGCATCCGGATGAGCCGTTAAAAATTCTCTTTCTACGTCTCTAAGCATACGCTTTTGCTTTTTATCGTTAATACGCCCCTCCAAGCTTACTATTTTATTAACCGTCGGCGTAAGCCTTTCGTTTACGAAATCCTCTTTTAGCCTCTCGACTTCTAAGAAAAATTGCGTTTTATCCTCGGCGAAAAACAGCTCTTCCACTTCAGGCGGCATATTTTGCGCCATATATTCGGCAAAACCTCGGTCTATGGCTTGCTGACTTTGCTCTAGTTCGGCGTTAGCCGCGGCGTATTCGGCTTCGTCGGCCGACGTATCCAGTTCGTCCGCTTGAGGCTCCGACGGCGCTATTTGTCGTGCGTTCTCGTTCGGCATTGTTTCTCCTTTTTAAAATTTTCGTTACTGTAACTATTTTAAAAAGGTAAAAAAAGGGCTTATAAAGAGGCGAAAAATAAATTTTGTTTTTTTGATACTTCAAAGAAATCGTCTAGGATATTTTTTAGCAGAAGAGGATTTGATAGTTTTTGTCTTTTAGCCTCTTTTTTAAATTTAGAATTTATATTTCGAGGTAGCGTAAATTTAATATTCGCGACTCCGTTATTTTTTGATTGATTTTTTCTTGTAGCATATTTTACTTTTTTTATAGGCTTCATAAATATCCTTTTTTTGCTTTAAAAAATAAAACCTTATAGCCCTCTCTACTATCCGCGATCTAGTTTGGTTATCCCAATTCGCGACCGTCTCCAGCTTATCTAAGGTTTTGCCGTCTAGATAAAACGTTATTTCTCTTATTCTAGGCTTTTTACGCGTATTATAGTGGCTCGGGCGGTTACTCATCTTTTGCCGCCTCCGAAATTAGCGCGTTTAGCTCTTCGTCGCTAAGCGCGGCCATATCGTTTGCGCTAAGCGCGCCGCCGTTGTAGTTTGCGATTTGAACTATCGTGTTAGGCTCTTTGCCGTGAATAGAGCGTTTTAGCTCGCTAAATATATTTACCACGTCTTTACTGGCCGATATTACGGCGGCGGGTTTAGCGTTTTGATTTACCATCTCCTTTAGATTCGCCTTTGCTATAACGGCGGCCTGCGCCATCGATTTATTTATATAGTTGATTCCTAGCGCCTCTATTAATAGCTCGTCGGCTCTAGTTTCTATTATTTCATCGCTATAGGGCGTATTTTGCGCTTCAAATCCGCCCTTTATCTCGTTTATTACGCTTTGTTTGGCGTAATCTAGTTTTGAGGCTATAGCGGTTTGAACTAATTCGGTTTTGATTACGTCCGCGCCCGTTTTAGCGAATTTCCCCATTTGCCAACCCTCTTTTTTTATCCAATCGTAAAGCGTTCTTTGAGCCGTGCCGAATTTTTCCGCCACGTCTTTTACTTCGTCGTAATGCGTTTCGTAATACGTTCTAATCTCGCTTTTATCCTTTTTAGCCATTTTATATCCTCCAAGTTTTTTTTACGCCGAATCTAGCGTTAATTATCGGCGTTTTAGTCTCCATTTTTTTCGGACTTACCGCGCCGGGCAAAATAAATCCCTTGCTAAGCGCGTCGATGCAGTCGTCTTGATTCGAGCTTTTAGCGGGGTTAAATTTTTCAAATTCGCTTTTTATTTGCTCTAGCCCCCTAGCGCCGCTTTTAAATCGCAGCTGCCCCGTATTAAAATACGTTCTCATCGCTAAAATTCCGTCGTTTTTGCTTATTTTTCTAAGCGGAGTAAACGCATTTACGGGATTTATAATTACGTCTTTGTTCTCGCTTCTAAATTTTGCGTTTAGCTGCGTAATCTTTTTTTGAAGCAGCCTCGTTATGGTTATTCCGCCTCCGGCTTGCTCTATGTACGCGGGCGCGGTTTTGTGCGCCATCATCATATCGACGATATTGTTTATAAAAGCGTCTTCGTCCCACTTACCGTAAAGACAATCAAGCATTACGCAAAGTTCCCTATCGTTTTCGTCTATCGCCCACCCCTCGCATACGATAGCGCGATTGTCCGCGCTATCGCTTAGGCTTTCGGCGCTATCTACGAATATATATTCGCTCAAATTAGGCATTTCCCACTCGTTAATCGTACTAAAATTATTCATTTCAAATACGCCGCCTACGCTTTCGCTCGGATCTTGCTGATACTGCGCTTCAAACTCGGCATTCCCCATTTGCGCGCGCAAAGTTACCAAATCTTCTAGATTATGCTTTTTAGGATGCAAAGGCTCGTTAGCCGCTCTTTCGTAACTAAAATTATTATACGAATAAACCTGCGGCTTTTTATTTATCGCTTGCAAAGTTACATTAGTCCACTCGTCTCCGCGCTCTCTTAAAAGCTCCCCGCAAAGATCGTTTTTATGCAGTCTTTGCATTATAATCACTATGCTCGCTTTTCTCTCGGCCGTTTCGTCAAGCCTACTTAAAAGCGAGTTCGTGAAGTAGTTGGATACCGTTTTTAACGCCGCCTTAGAATTTGCTTCGCTAGCCTTTAGCGGGTCGTCTATTAGGATCGTGTGCGCGTGAAATCCGGTAATAGCTCCGCCTATCGTCGTAGCATACAACCCGCCTCCGCTAGGCAACCGCCAATGCGACGTTTGATCTTGAGATAAATTTTCATGGCCGAACACGTTTTTAAACTCGATGCTTTTAAAGTAGTCTCTAGCCTCGCTGCTAGTTTGCGCCGATAAATCGTTTCCGTAGCTCGTATAAATAAATTTATGCCTATCGTTTTTGCCTATCGCGTAAGGTATAAACGTCCTGGCTATAATTTCGGTTTTTCCGTAGCTAGGCGGCATATTTAGCATAAGCCTCGTTATCTCGCCGCTTAAAACCGCTTCGAGTAGTTCGCATATATAGCCGATATGCCAGTTATTAAGAAACGGACGATTATAAAAGTATTTAAATTTATACTCTAAATGTCTATATAGGCTCCGCCTCGCTAACTCTCTTTGCGCCATTACCGCTTTTATAGCGTTTATATCGCTCATTGTCTAAAAATCCTTTAATGCTTTTTTTATCTTTGTTATACGTTTTATTTTTTCGAGTTCGTCTATATTTCTATCGTTTAAAGTCTCGTTAAGCAACCTATACAGCTTCTTTTTATAAAGTAGCCTAACGCTCGTTTGTAAATCCGCGGACGGTATTTGCAAAAGCAGAATCTCGCGAAGTTCGGCATTGCTTTGATCGTTTTTTACCGCCCGAAAAGCCTCTTTGCAGCTATAAAATTCTCTTTCGTCTAAAAATTTAAGTACGTAATCTTTATTTTGCGGATTCGCGCTCATTAATCTAATCACGCCCGCCTCCAATAAATCGTAACTTTTCGATATCGGTTTTTTATCTACCGTTTTTACGATTAAGTCGTCCTCGCTTATTCCGTAACTATTTTTTAGATACTCGCCGTATTCGCGCCTTAAAAAAGAATTATCGATAAAATTTAAAAACCTCGCCGCCTCGCTTACTTTCGCGGCCCTTATCTCTAGGCTCGCTTCGTTAAAACCGCTTAAAATTTCATCGATGCGAAATTTAATGATCGGCTCCTTAGCGGCGTTTATAATCTTGTCGCCTTCGCCGTTATTTACCGCTTCGGCTATATCTTTGCATTTGCTATCGACTTTTAAGATAGAGCTTTCGTACATTCTATTTAAAAGCAGCAGCTCGGCGGCTTTTCGGGCGGCGGCTTTGCCCGCCTTGTCTTTATCGAAAAATAACGTTACGCTAGCCCCGTATTTAACGATTTGGGCTAAATGCTCTTTCGTTAGCGCCGTTCCTAAAGTCGCTACGGTATTCTTAACGCCGATTTGATGAGCGGCTATCGCATCCATATATCCTTCGCATACTACGCACTCTCTGGTTTTGATAATATGCTCTTTAGCTAAGTCTATACCGTAAAGCAGGGACGATTTATTGAAAATAGCGCTTTGCGGGGAATTGATATATTTAGCTACGTCTTTTTTATCGCCCAGATATCGCCCTCCGAATCCTACGACCTTACCGGAGTGGGTTTTTATCGGAAATATCAATCGTCCGCTGAAGGCGTTTAGATTAAATTCCCGCCTAGTCTCAAAGCCGATATCATCCAAGCTTTCGCCGTATCCAAGCTCGAATTTTGCGATACTTTCTTCGTTTATTCCGCGCTCTTTTAAATAATCTATTACTTTAAAAACGCCGTTTTTGTATCTATTTTTAACGTCCTCGAGCAAAGAGTAGTCTTTTTTAACGTATCCGTTTCCGCCGGTAACTAGCGAGAAATTTAATATCTCCGCTATCTCTTCGCACGTCGCTTCGAAATCTAATTTTTTATATTCGCTTACGAATTTTATAGCGTCTCCGCCCGCTCCGCAGGCAAAACAGTGATATATTTGCTTGCTAGGGCTTACCGTTAAACTAGGCTTCGTATCTTGGTGAAAAGGGCAAATCGCGTTAAAATTAGCCCCGTTTTTTCTAAGCGGCAGATATTTGCCTATCACGTCGACGATATCTATTCGCCGTTTTAACTCGTCGAGATTTCGTATCACTGCGTTTCCTTTCTTAGTTATTCGGGCTTTATCGCCGGGTTCGTTAGCTTTCCTTTATCCTAAACCCGAGCGCGTAAAGCGGAGCGATTTCTACGCTATCGCCTACAAACGCCCGCGCCTGCACTCTCGTCATTCTCGTCTGGCTGATATGCCAACCGTCGGACATCTTAAATTCCCAATACCAAAGAACGTCGCCCGCATCGATATATTCTTTATTAAAACTCCCAATATCGCGCACGTCGAAAAAATCTCCCGCCAAGTTAAATACCCAATAAAACTTGTCGGTAGCTTCTGAAATTCTAAGGATACGACTATTCGCATGAACGTCCGCCGCAAAGCCCTCCAAATTCCTCCTAACTACTATATCGCCGACTTTAAACTTAACTCTAGATTTTTTAGGGTTTACGCGGTATTCATAAAGCTCCCAATCCCAATCGGGGATAGTCGTTGTTGCCAAGTAGCTTCTCTATGAAACCTAGCCTCTATTTCCTCGCCCCTAACGTAGGCTTGCATTACGTCAATCATTTCTCGCGTCGTCATTTTCTTATTTTTTCCATTCGTCGTCATTTTCTTATCCTTTCTATCGTTTCTTTGATTTCTTTTATCTCGTCTATCCAAACCTTGTAAGGCTCTCTGTTCGCCCCGTGCGCCAAATCTATCTTTAGCTTTAGATTGTCTAGCCGTTTTTCAAGAGCGGCTAGCTCTGCTATGATTGCTCGCAAATCGTCTATGTCATCGTGGCTAAACTGTTTCATTTAAGGCTTGCCTAAACCTATCTACAATACTTTTAAAAAGCCGCACAGGATGTTTTAAGGCGTCGACAGGCATAAAAATAATCGCCAAAGGTAGCATTATAAAAAAACAAAAAATAAAGCAGACCGCGATCCACAAAACCGTTAAAATACTATTTAATGCTGCTTCTCGTAGTTTGAGAAATTTAGCTTTCATTGTTTATCCTTTCAAATTTTACAAAAGCAATATCCCAATAGCTATTGTTATCAAGCTACCAAACAGCACAGCAGCCCCCATAAGGGCTACTAAAATATGCGTGAGATCTATATTCATTAATGTGTCTCCTTTCGGTTATTCTCTGTTTTTGCTTCGCGTGTAGGCTTGCATTACTTCGATCATTCCAAGCGTAGTTTTCATTTCTTATCCCCCTATTCGTTTTGATTTCGGCTATTTACCGCTGTTTCTGACGGCATTTAGTATTGAATTTGTGTTTTGGCACCTTATGTGGTTTGTCTCGAATTTACTAGCGTAAAACTTCATTTTCGCTATGATCGCGTAGATTTCCTCTTGCGATATGTTAACGGTTTCGTCAAAAGCAAAAATGTCGTAACCGTCAATCAAATGATAAATAACGGTTCTACAATACTGGTCAATCTCTTTTTTCGTTAAGGTTTTCTTTTGCTTCATTCAAAATCCTTTATATATTCTCGATATAAAAATACGCTAGGCGTTGGCTATCCTCGGCTTCTTTGCGGTATTTCGTATCGTAGCTTTTGTTTGCGATATACATTATTTTTTCTTTATTGCACGCGTAAAACTCGGCTAGTATCGGCGCGAGTTTTTGCCCCTTGCGTTCGTTGGGCGCGAAACGCAGATAAAGCAGATCGCAGGCTAATTGCGGCGCGGTCGTGCCGAAGTTTTCTTTGCGCACGCGGGCTTTATTATCTAGCGCGGCGGTTTGCAAATCTATGCGTTTGCTAAACTCGCGGTAATGCTCTACGATAGGGTTCATCGCTTCTAATAGCTCGTCTATAAATTTGCTCGCCTTTTTATTTATGAAAAGACCTAGCTCCTCGGCGCTATCCATTTTTAAAAAACTATACGCCATAACGAAAATAGCGGCGTCTTTTAGTTCTGCGGTAGTCATTGCGTAAGCTCCGCAAACAGCGCGCCCGGGTCGTAAATCCCGTAACCGTTCGCCGCGGCATAATAAACCTCCGTATCGATGCCTCGCGAACCTAAGATTAATTCCTCGTCGCAAGTCTTGCGGCTAGGTACGAATATCGCGCCGCATGCGTCTATCTGTTTAAGGCAAATTTCCATGACCTCGTCGTAATCTAAATCCCTATACCGCGCGTTATTAAGCACGGGGCTAAAAAGCTCGTACCTCTCGTCGCCGTTAAAATACTCGTTGGCCTCTGCAAGAGCCTTGATCGCTACGTCGCGCGCCGTTTTCTTATCGTCGCCGAACGCCGAATAGGGGCTGCAAACGTAAATTTTAATCGTATCGTTCATGCCAAATCCTTGCGATAAAATTTAATAGCCTCAAAAAGAATTTTCGCCGCTTCGTCGCTTAGATAGTAGGCTACGTTGCTAAGCGTAAGCTCGCTTAGCGCGTCTAGGCTTTGCGCTACGTCTTTAGCCGTCCATTCCTCGCGTCCCCTTATATGCCTGCTTTTTAGCGCGCTTAATAAATCGCTTATTTCGCACTCCCCTAAAACATCGATTAAATCTATATCAGCTTCTACGTTAACCCGCATATTCTATCCTCAAAACGGCATCGCGTCGTCGTCCGCGTAATAGCTCGCGTCTAAATCAGCGCTAGCGGGCGGTACGTCCGCGCCCCGTTCGCGTTTAGGCGCGCTCCAAACTACGTCGTATAAAACGTCCTCTTTGGCGTTTTCGCCCGCGTTAAATAGCGCGATATAGACTTTGTAACCCGG